AAACGCGAAAGTCTAAAGGAAAAACAAAGAAAAATCTTATTAACTTGTTATTTTAATTTTTATTTCTCAGGATAAAATATATGAATTATAAAATTATTATTCTTATATTTGTATTTATACTTACATTATTTATTCCGTATTTAACAACGAAAGAAGGATTTCAATCTTATCCTGCATGTATTGAAGAAGGATATCCTATGGACTTTTGTATGAAAACACCAGTTGAATCAACTTCAGGATCTAATTATTGTAGTTGTGGATCTGGATTTTTTGGCTCATTTCATATGGACGATGGTAAATGCTATTGTTATTTATTTGATGGACTTCTTCCACAGAATACATCAAAACCATTTGAAACGAGTCCTTTTTAGATTGTCATATATATCATTACATCTGTCCATAAATTTTTAAAAATAATTATATATTTTTTTACTATCTGTTCATTCTTCCAATTGTCAGGAATTAAATATTCGATATGTAGTCCTAATCCAAATATATAAATGATCATTGTATATATTATTTCTCTTAATCTAAATAATAATATTTCTTTCATTCCCCAATCATCTACATAACTACACATATTATTTGGTTGACGTGTTTCTATAAATTTATGCATGTCTAACAATCCCTCGAATATACGCGGATATATATTTTTTTCATTTTTTATGAAAAGCATTTTTGTTATTTTGTCGAAACTTTGCAAATTTAAAAATATTATTTTCCTGTTTTTATATCGCTTTTTAAACATATATGGAAAGGCTCCATCTATACAGCCATCTTTATATGTCATACTACCATTTGATAAATATGGTATATGAACTGTTTTCAATATACAATTTATTATATCATCATTATTTTTATAATTTTTCTTTAATATCTGTTTCCCTTTAAATGCATCAAAATAGGTCATGTACAAATTATTTTGTAACTTAATTAAATCTGTGTCATCCATATTTTCTCTTAGCAATTTCTCATTTATTATATATTTAATCTTTCTCTTTTTTCTTACTATTTTATAAGACCTGTTACATATGTCAAATGCTATATCTAATTTATCGGTTAAAAAACATAATCCCATTAATGCACCAATACTGCAACCAGATATTCGTTTTATTATTATCTTCCCTCTACGTTCCATTTCTTTTAGGTAAAATAACCCTCCCAACATATATATTCCGTTAAATGCACCCCCATCTAATATCAAGTCTATTTCTTTTGGAATCTGTTTATCATCAATATTATCTATCATTGAATTTATAAATGTGGCGAGTGTCATATTAATTTGAGTAAATATTTCTTTTCTATTATATTTACTCATTGTACAATGGAACGACCCACATGGCAAGAATACTTCAAACAAATGACAGAATGTACTGCATTACGTTCTCCGTGTGAACGTCTTAAAGTTGGATGTTTGCTAGTGAATGATAATAGAATCATAGCACAAGGATATAATGGATTTTTACCAGGAGCTCCACACGAATCTAAAGTTATTAACGGACATGAACAATCTACAGTACACGCTGAACAAAATGCTATTACTGATTGTGCTAAAAGAGGTGTAAGTAGCAATGAATGCGATGCTTATATTACTCATTATCCGTGTGTAAATTGTATGAAAATACTATGCGCTTCTGGAATAAAAAATATTTTTTACATCAATGACTATAACAACGACCCTCTTGTCGAGTACTTTAAAAAAATTTCTAATATTCAAGAATTAACCCAAATATAGGTCCTCCAAAAATAAACTACTTAACATATAAAAAATAATATATAACATTTTTTACACCACATTATTAGTATTTTTATTTTTCGGTATTTTTATTTTCTTGAGTTAGCACAGGAATATGACTATGTAAATCTACTTCATTCATCCACTCATCAGGATTATTCAAGTAATAACTACAATATTGCATTGTATATCCAAATGAAGAACCAGAATGCCCATTATATTGTATTGCGTCATTAATATTACGAATTTCTGGTCTATTTGAACACATAAATCCAGTGCCATCACTATCAAATTGTTTAACAAACTCTTCTGTGTGTGTTATACGAATTGCATTCATAGCATCCAAAACCATCTCAAAAATTTCATTAGTTAGTTGATGAGTCATTGTATATTGTTGTATGATATGTCATAATTAATAAAAATACTTCAATTTTTATTAATACGCATTTATAATTGTTGCAAATGATTTAATGATTTTGAAATAACATAATAAGATATACCAAAGAATGAGCTGTTTAAAATATATCCTGTTAAATTAGGATTACCATCCTTGTTATATAATGATGGTAATAAAGATAGACATTTACCCCTAACAACTGGTAATTGGAAAATAAAATATAATAGTCCAATAATAATTGGTATTTGGAATTCGTCATATAGTATTTCTAATGAATCTCTAGAACTTTGCTTATTCATTCTTCTAGATAATATTTCCTGCTCAGTATCTGTATTTTGAATATAGTCTTGTTGTTCATTTTGGGGAACAAAGTTGGGTTTTACTTCTTCGTCTGCAAAATGAACGGTATTTTGCGGAATATCTCTAGATGGTAAGCTGGTCGCACCACTTGCACTGGCTTGTTGAATTCCAGAGACAAATTCGTTCATTACCTTTTGTTCGTCTATACCAGAAGCTGGTGGTTGGTTAGAAGCTTCTACTGTGGGAGTATATTGTGCATTTTGCTCACTCGTATGCAATACAACATTTTCTGAACCACCTCCTGCATGCGGATCACTTGGTAAATCAGCTAAATTAGTAGTATCACTCATATCTAATATATTACTTATATTCCTTGATATAGATATTTACGCAAAATCTACATTCGTCTTTTTATTATCACATACATTAGGTTCCATTTGATATTTAAAACATTTTGCCCCATATTTATATTTTTTCATTTTAATATCTTCTAAACTAGGAGCTTTAAATTCAATACAATTTAATCCATCACACGATTTTCTAAACAGTGATGCTAATCCTAAACCTAGTAACAACGACATTATTGTTTTCCCCGTATATGTAGTGAAAAATCTTTTTAATTCCATAAGTAAGTTATATATTATACAAATAATTATATTTGAATCGGTATTTCTTCCACGTCTTTACTACATTTTATAAAGGATGGTTGTAATTGAAAGCAATTGCTCACCTTATCTTTAAATTGAAACAAATTCTTATTATCATCTGTAGGATATACAGTAATTTCTTTTTTTGTAGGAGCAATATAAAACATATAAATTAGTCCGAACAAAAAACTAAAGAAAAATACTGGGACATTTAAAAAGGACGACATTATCTTATATAATTACGTTATATAATCCTGTGCCTCGTCATCATCCGCATCCATTTCTATATTAGTTATTGGTTTATTTTTTCCAATTTCAAATGATTCAATACTAGGATATGAAAATGGAACTAGTAGACTTGATAATGTGTATACATCTCGTATTAAATGATATGTTTCGTCACTATATTCTTCAACCGTTTTGTTTTGATATTGTAATCTATTAATATCTACAATCAATGGCTTCAATTCTGTAATGTAGAGAGAAATTACATCCTTAATTAATTGTAAAACACCAGTTTCATCGAATTCTTTCATGGTACTTTTTATAGTATTTATATTGTGATAAACCATTTTCATCTTATTCTGTAAATTTTCCTGGTTCTTTTGGTTAGTAATAATGCCTAAAAATGTTGTCACGTATTCAGCAGTAGCTTCTAAATCTGCTTCTAATTCCTTTTTCAATTCTGTGAACTTTTTTATAGTTGATTGTTCGTTTTCATAACCAAATAGTAGATCTAATTTTGTTGAAATTATTTCCTCTTTGGTATCGTCAGCACCCGATCCAAATACATCAATTAATGTCCGAATATCTAAATATTTTCCTCTGTTTATTTTAATATTTAATTTACAAGGCGATATTTTATCACCACATATAGCAGTTAATATTCCATCGTTTATATCAAAAATAGTATTTACACTTCTCTCACAATTAATACATCTAAATTTTAGTAGTTTGTATTTCTCTCGTTTTTGTTTCATTGATAGATTTTCGTCTTTTAGAATATTATTCTTCTTTTCCTTAATAACTGTATCATACTTATTTTTTAAACGATAATACTCGTCAAGTCTTTCTAAAAAATCATCTTCACTATTATTCGATTGAATAGAAGTTGTTGAAATAGATTTTGATTTTGTTTTGATTTCTTCTGATGATTGTGAATTAACGTTCGAACTCATATAAATTATGAGTATATTTTTCTATTGTATAATTGGACTTCTGGATTATTTTGGAATGTTGGTAAATCGGTAAGTAAATTACTCACTTGGTTTTTACGATAATCCTGCATAAATCTCAACTTATTCATAATATACTCTTCTTCAGTGCGCCGTTTGTGTTCTTGAACATTTTTATTATTCTTTTGAGTATATTTATAATACAAAAAAATAGAAATAATAGAAATTAATCCTATAAATAATCCTAAATTATAAATAAAATTATAGTATTTATATTTGATAATATTGCATTGCTCCAATGTTGTATTTAAAAAGTATTTGACACCAGGTTCTATTAATCTGGGACGGATTTGTTGTAAAGTTTCCATTAAAATATGTATTTATATTTTTCAAATTAAATTATACCTATTTATTATATGGCTTCTGCAAATCCAACAGCTTCTATTATATTTTTTTTAATATTAACTTTAGCTTATTCAATATTCAAATATTATACTAAATCTCCATCAATGATAAAAATATGGACAGGTGTCTATTTTTTAGTATTAATCGTTGTCCAGTTCTTTATCAATTTGTCATTAACAAATGAAATATGTGGATCTACCCAATATAGTATTGCTTTTAAGACAACACTTCTTCCTTGGTTATTCATATTCGGATCATTAAATGTACTATTAATGGCGTTTCCTTCGTGGTTGGCTCCATTTTCCAATACAATTGGATATTTTTTCACATATATAACGGGAATTAATTCCTTTTTCAAAAGTATTTTGAAAGATAGAGCTACTTTAAATTTAGGATCTAAACAAGCAGATATGCTCACTGCTATAAATAATGTATATGATGACAAATCATTAATTATAAATTCCATGACATTAGCTAATTTACCTTCTTGGTGGGAGAATATGAAAAAGGGAGGACTATTAAAATCAGGTGTAACAAATATACATTATGATGAATTACTTGGATATATCAAAATGAAAACAGAAGTTGCTGAATTCATGTGGTATGCTTTAACAGGAACATTAGTTACATCAATAAGCTATAATTCCATTATTAATTCTGGATGTACACAATCTGTCGAAGAAATGGAAAAGAGACACGATGAATATTTAGAAAAGGAGAAACAAATTAGCGAAGATAACAAAAACAAATCTGATAAACAAATAGTTTACAAAACATATGAGTAAATTATTTATCTTAGTTTAGGTAGAGTTATGTAATAAAGGACAAATAAATAAGACAATATTCCTAAAATTATACTTAATAACCAAATAGGTATTATGGTTTTTCTCTTATGTCCTAAACCAAACTTTCTAAGACTTCCGTCTTTATTGTATAAAAATCCTGGTTGGAAATAATTTAATACTAAAAATGTTACTAGAAATATTAATATTGAGAAGGTATTTATGTTCTTTCTGATAAATGCGTTATTCATTATTATATATATAATATGAATAATATTTCACCATTAAGTTTAATTTATTTTATATGTATAAAGTATAAATGACTCAATCAGGTTTTTTAACTAAACCATTCGCCCCATTAGATAGAGAATATTGCGACTATTTCTTCTATCTCTCTGTTATTAATTTCATCTTATTTTTATATATTCTTTTAGCTGGTTTATACGTCTTTTTATTTGACAAGAAGAAAGAAGGTTTATTTAGTATTCTATTAGTATCTCTTCCTACTTTTGTAGCTTACTTTACAAACAGACTTCTATACTCCATGTGTGTAGGTTCTACACAACTCTAAAATAATAAATTTACCAATAAATAAATTATCATTTCATTACGTAATTTATTTATTACTATTTGTATTCATTCCCATATTAGGCATCATCTCTATCAGTTTATCCATTACAATAGTATTTTTTAAAATTACACCTTCCATAATATCTTGGTTCTTCAACAGCATTTTTATCAATACATCTTTATCTATATCTGTAGTTGGAATATTATCAGTTTTTAATATTTCTTCCTCTTGAACACTGGAGCACTTCTTTTTGTGATGATATAATGTAGATGAGTGTTTGTATTCTTTACCGCATTTACACGTAAACGTTTGTTTTGTATAATGTATAGGATTTTGTAGGATTTGGTGTTTTTTAGTAGATAAATGTTTATTGTACTCGCTATTTTTATTACAAGTATACTCACATTTTTCACAATGAAATTTATTGGCGATTTTTGATGAGTTGTTGATTGCCATTTCTGGATTTAATGTCATTTTAATATGCTTTTTTGTGTTATTATGATCTTCGTGTAGTTTAGTTGTTCCAAAATATACATTACATAGCTTACAATAGAATATTTGCTTTTCTTTTTTTATTACCTCCTTTATAATTTTCGGTTTAGGTTTTGGCAAGGGTTCTATACTATTTAAGGTTGCATTGTATTCCTCAAAGTATTTCTGTTCGTGTTTTTTAGCTGACATTAAATCATCGCATTCATGAAACGCAATTATTTGCATTTTCCAATTATCCCAACCCCCATTATCTCGAATCACATTATATAATTTACAGTTATAATTAATAGTTTTTGTATTTGAACAAGATTGTTTATGTGCGTGTTTTCGCTGAACAAAATTAGTAGTATGACCTATATATAAATCATCAATCGTTGTATCTTTACAAAAAATCATGTAAAATAAGGTACTCGAGTAATCAATTTTAACCTTTGGCATCTTATATATATCTTATAATT